CCCTTCCCGCCTTCCCATTCCCTACTCCCTGCTCCACGTTCCCGTACTCAGGGCAAGAGTACCCCGACCATTCTCAGGTCGGGGTCGGGGTCGGGTCTTACCTTGTTATAACAAGGTCTAACCGTTGAGCCTGCTCAGGGTCTATAAACTCTAATGCCTGCTCATAGTCGTAACAATCTGAGCAATCTTGTGAGTGGCACTCTGAGCAGTGAATTTCGTTACAGATTGCATTGTTCAACGATTCGCAATCTGAACAGAATTTGTGCATGCAAAATTCGCATACATTCACTCTTAAATCTTCTACTGATTGTCTTGGTGAATTGTTAATGCCGTACATGGTATCACCCCCTTTCGTATAAGATAGGGGGGGGGTTAACCCCCCCCTTGTTTCTACTTCTTACCTAAGTTTTTTGAACCTTTAAGTGTTGTTACACCTTGAAACATGAGCCAATGAACAGAGTGACGCGGGGCTTTATCGCCTATATCAGGTACAGAATTTCTGATTTCGATTTTGTCAATGCTATCGCCTGTGATTATGCAGGCAATTTTTCTGCATAGTGCAAGGCAATCTTTTGCGTCAATTCTTTCGCCTTGAAACAATGCACTCACTGTGCCGTCACTGTTATAGATACCATTTTTCACGTCACTGTGATAGGTGTACACTGTATCGCCTGTGTTGAGCCTGTGAGCTATCTTTACTTTCGAGCTATCGCCTAAATCGACAATGATTCTTTTGCGTTTTACTTCTACCGCTTTTACTACTTCGCTTGTTTCAATTTCTTTTTTCATGTTACACCCCTTTAAGTTTTTTTGTGTATCGTGTTTCATGTTTATATTATCGCATACTACATAATAAACTTAAAGGTTTATTTTCAATAGTTATAAGTTATTGAAAACATTAGAGAAACAGAGTGACTAAAACCACTTTGCGAATATCATAAGCTTAATACCACATATAGCACAGGAAACAAAAAGGATTCCCAATGACCATCCCATTTTTGAAAAATCCCATATACCGTGTTTAGTACCACTAAACTTTTCTCCATAAAAAGTCGATTTATTCGCTGCCCACGGTTAATATATTAAACTTTCGTCCTAAAACCCAATTTTAAAAAAAAATACAAAAATATTGCAAGATTTTGCCGTGCAATGTGTCTCGGCCTCAATTTGTACCTGCACTCCTTCATTCGCTAAAGCTCACAGAAGGAGTGCCCTCTGTGGAGGGCACATCTATGTAGGCTATAATTAAAGAATATTCTCGCTAGTGTCGATAATATAATAACAGGTGGAGGTGTCGTGTGAAAAAATCTATTAAAAAATCCAATAAGGTAGCCTTGCCAGCTAATATGCTGCCCAGCCAAGCTGACATTGAGACTAAGCTCAAGGAAACTGGTGGTTTACTTACCTATACTGCTAGAGGGCTAGGACTCACTCTTGAGGACCTTAAGAAAGCCATTCGCAAGAACAGGTATCTGAGAAATTTAGTGTTTGACCTGCGGGAGTCAATGATTGACCTTGCAGAAGACACACTGATGTATAGAATGGCTGAGAAGAAAGACGGTATAGTTGCCATGTATGTCACCAAGTGTCTGGGAAAAGACAGGGGGTGGATTGAGAAACCCGAAAAGGCTGGCAGTAACGCTGAGAAGCCGATTTATATTAAAATCCTTCCCATAGGTGAGAATGGAGACATAAAGAAAGGTCCTGGTAGACCTTCCAAGAAGTTTGCAGAGGTTAAGCTTCCTGCTGTGACTGCGTTACCTATGAGTGATGAAGAAAAAGCAGTAAAAGAGATAGTTGAAGCAGAAGTGCTTGACTAAGGGGGAAAGTATGGAGAATCATAATCACAGTCATTGTCATTGTCGTCACACTACTTTAGCACATTGTAGCGTATGTGATGTAGTGTATTGTAAAGTTTGCGGGAAAGAGTGGTCTGCTAAATTTAACTGGACTTATACACCTATCTCATATCCGAGCTGGTCTAGTGGTGGTGTTACCTATACTGACAATACTGGAAAAATGTCAGGTGAAGGAATATGTTGCTCGGAAGGACATAAACATGCAGGCTAAGTTTCAGGAAAATAGAGAACAGATAAATGTAGACCTTAAAGCTACCAGAATCTTCTTTGAGAACATGGATAGCGATAAGGAAATAAATGTGAATGTTGGTGGTGGTGCTAGTTCAAAATCATACTCAATTTGTCAGTTATTGACTTACAAGTTTTTAACTGAAAAGAGAAAAAAGTTCTTAGTAGTCAGAAAGACGCTTCCTTCACTGCGTACTTCTGTCTTATGGTTGTTCTACAGTATTCTGCATGAGTTTGGTGTTAGAGATAGGGTAAGAGAAGACAAAGTTGGTATGAACTTGTTTTTTGGTGATAATGTTATTCATTTTAATGGTCTTGATGACCCAGAGAAGATAAAATCATCTGATTGGAACTATATGTGGATAGAGGAAGCTACAGACATCGCAAAAGATGACTTTAACGTTATTAGGTTGTATCTTCGTGCCCAGTCATTAGATAAGAAGAAAAATCAGATATTCCTTTCTTTAAACCCTATTGATGAATTCCACTGGATTAAAGACTATCTTCTGGATAATCCTGAGATGTCGAAGAATGTGAAGTTCATTCATTCCACTTATAAGGATAATCCGTTTATAGATGAAACTACCAGACAGAGGTATGAAGACCTTATAACCCAAGACTATAACTTTTACAGAATTTATGCTCTTGGAGAGTGGGGAAAGTTGGAAGACCTAATTTATAAGAATTGGGACACTGTAGATTCTTATGATAGGAATATTCCAGGTGGTACAGTCATCTATGGTCTTGACTTTGGTTTTAATGACCCTAACGTAGTTACCAGAAGTGTAGTTAAAGGGTATGATGCTTGGCATGAAGCCCTTCTATATCGTCCTAACATGACAAATAAAGACCTTATTGATTTCATGAAGGCAAATATGCCAAAATCTGAGTGGACTAAGCCAATTTTTGCTGATGCTCAGAACCCAGACAAGATTAGGGAGCTCAGAATTGCAGGATTTAACGCTAAACCTGCTCAGAAGAACGTTTATGATGGAATTGACTTGATGAAACGTATGAGACATCATGTTTTAGCCTCAAGTACGGATATTATCAAAGAGTTTAGGGCTTATAGTTGGAAAAAAGATAGAAATGGCAATATTACCGATGAGCCTGTTGATTTTCTTAACCACTCAATGGATGCATTGAGATACGCCCTTTATTCTCAGTTAAGAGGTGAAGGTTTATACAAAGTTAGATGGATATAGGAGGACAAAATTATGGCACCTAACGCAACATTCGTGAAAAAAAGTAAAATGGGAAGTTTGAAAGAGTATATCTTCCAAATACCAAGTGTAACAATGACTGTTACACAGGAACAGATATTTACGTTGGACAATCCTTATGGTACGTTTGATGGAATGAAGTTGGCTACCTTAAATGTGGGAAATACAGTTACAGTAAACTCATTCATATATGAGCAATCTGGTGTGGCTACTCCTACAGTTTATGGAATCTATGAGAGAGCTGCTGACTCAGGAGGAAACTTTTCGGTTTTCGGTCTAGGAAGACCATTTGTTAATAATGACACAGTCCAAGCTAACCAGATATATGGAAAATTTAGAAATTCTGTTAATTCGCCAACAGGAACAATAACTGTAGCAATGTACATTAAAGAGTAAAGTGTTCTGGGGGGAATATGTCTAAGAAAGTATCAATTATAATACCTTCTCGTAGAGAAAGGTGGTTAGCACAGACAATAGATGATTTAAGAAAGAATGCTCAAGGTGATATAGAAATTATTGCAGTACTGGATGGGTATTGGCCTGACCCATCTCTACCAGACTACCCAAACCTTGTTATCCTCCACCGTAACAAGTGTTTGGGTATGAGGCCATCTATAAATATGGCAGCTAGAATTGCCAGAGGTGATTACCTCATGAAGATAGATGGACACTGTATGGTAGACTACGGTTTTGATGAAAAACTAAAGGCTGATTGTGAAGATGATTGGCTAATTGTTCCAAGACGATATAGTTTGAATGTAGAAGATTGGGCAATAGCAGAAACTGGAAAAGCTCCAGTAGATTATCATTATTTATCGTGGCCTTATTCAAATGATGCAGAGTTGATGAATAATCCTGGCGGTATGCATGGAAATGTGTGGCTTCAGAGAGCTAAAGAAAGAAAAGACGTTCTTATTGATGATGAGATGTCCTCTCAGGGTTCTTCCTGGTTTACAACTAAGAAACATTGGCAGAGAATCTTGGAACCTATGGATATTGAGCATTATGGAACCTTTAGGCAGGAGTTTCAGGAATTAGGTAATAAAACTTGGCTTTCTGGTGGTAGAGTAGTAATAAACAAAAAGACTTGGTATGCTCATTTACATAAAGGTAGAAAACATGGCTACGGATACGGTTTTAGTAATGCTCGTTGGGCTCAGTGGGCTAGAGAGTCAGAATTGGGCAGATTATACTGTATTGACTTCTGGATGAATGATAAACCCTTCAAAAATAAGGTTCATAGCCTTGAATGGTTGATTGACAAGTTTTGGCCAGTACCTACATGGCCTGAAGATTGGAAATCCATAGTGAAACCAGATTGGCCTAAGAATTGGGTAAATTTTCAAGACGTTCTTAAGGAACTAGAATGAAAATTCTATTATCAGCATTTACATTAGATTTGTCTGGTGTTCCCACTTACACATTAGTTCTATATAATGAGCTCATCAGTTTGGGTCATTCGGTAGAAGTATATAGCCCACATGGTGGGGAACTAGAAACTAAGATGAAAACTGTGAAAGATATAGAAAGTCTGACTAAGCCTGATATTATCTTAGCACAGCATCAAGAGTGTGCCGAAAGCTTGTATGTACGCTTCTCTATGACAACTCCTATCATATTTCTAGCTCATGGTTCGACACTAGGTGGTGAGCAGCCCCCTAAGTACCCTATGAATCGTTATATAGCTATAAATGAGATAACTGAGAAGAACTTAGTTGACAAAGGCATAGATAGAAAGAAGATAGACATAGTTAGAGACTTTATAGACGTAGACTTGTTTATGAGTGACCGTGAAGTATGTGATGAGCCAAGAGACATCTTATATGTCAGCAACTATAGGAAGGACAAAACCTTCGCTACAATACAAAATGTTTGCAAAGAGCTTGGCATCAAATTACATGCTTCTGGAGCACCATACGGAAGGTCTAGAGATATGGTTAAGTCTATAAACGAAGCAGATTTAGTTATTTCTTCTGGTAGAGTAATCATAGAAGCCATGTCTTGTGAAAGACCAGTTATTTCCTTTGATAAGGGCAGAGGTTGGGGCTATATCAATAGAGAGAACTATTTTGAGACTAGACAGTACAATTTTGGGTGGCCTACAGGACCCATAGAATTAACTGAAGAAAATCTGAAGAAGGAAATAGAAAAATTCAATCCGTATGATGGTGAATATAACAGAGAGCTTGTTATGTTCTATCATAATAGCAAAATTTCCATAAATCAGATTTTGGAGGTTATGACATGCACATAGGTCTAGCAGCAGTAATATTTTTGATATTTGAGCTCATTTTTAAGCTTTTTAGAGATTTATGGAAGATATAGTATGATTTGGGAACCATGTAATATTTATAAAACAGCCATATTAGGAAATAACTGTTCTGTAGGCATGTTTTCTGAGATAGGGCATAATGTTGTAGTTGGAGAGAACACAAGAATAGGTATGGGTGTTTTTATACCTGAAGGTGTAACTATAGGTAAGAATTGCTTTATAGGACCCAAGACTTGTTTTTCAAATGATATGTACCCACCTTCACCTAGAAATGAGTGGCAGAAGACTGTAGTTAAGGATGGGGCAAGTATAGGAGCAAATGTTTCAGTAAGACCAGGAGTTACAATAGGAAAGAATGCTTTAGTTGGAATGGGCTCAGTAGTTGTCTGTGATATTCCAGATGATGAGGTATGGGCTGGAAATCCAGCAGAGTTCTTGAGAAGAAGGTGGAAATGAATACTTTAGAGTATATTCTTAAGAAATTTAACCTTTCGTATAGTCGTAGAACACAAATGCCATTAGAACTGCCAAATTATGGAAGAAATAACTTAGCAGAGCTGTTTTATGAGCTAGGGTTCACATCTGGTGTAGAAATAGGTGCAGAAGCTGGAGTCTACTCAGAAATACTGTGTAAAGCTAATCCAAACCTTAAATTGTATTCTGTTGACCCTTGGAAGATTTATGGAGATTATAGAAATCATGTAGATGAGAAAAATTTGCAGAATGCTTATGAGAAAGCAAAGGTTAGGCTAGCCCCATATAATTGTGAGCTTATAAAAGCATTTAGCATGGATGCAGTAAAATTATTTGAAGATGATTCATTAGATTTTGTATACATAGACGGAAATCATGATTTTCCAAATGTTACAAACGATATACACGAATGGAGTAAGAAAATAAGAAAAGGTGGCATAGTTAGTGGTCATGACTTTATGAATTTTAAAAGTAATAGAGACAAATTGGGTCACGAGACAAGAATGCATGTTTGTGCAGTTGTTCCTGCATATACAAGAGCGTATGAGATACGTCCTTGGTTTGTGGTAGGAGCACAGGCAAAGATACCAGGAACTATAAGGGATACATCCCGTTCTTGGATGTGGGTAAAATTATGAGAATAATTGCACCAGGACTTAGTTATGGTTCTCATTTGCCAGTTTTAATGAGAGCATTGGACAAAACAGAGGGAACAATACTTGAGTTTGGTATGGGGGAATATAGTACAGCCATTATTTCTATGATGGCTAGACTACAAGGAAGAAAAGCACATTTCTTTGAGACAAATAAGGAATGGTTTGATTATGTAAGAACTAAATACGGTAATAGAATGTGTGAGTTTACTCTTGTAGAAAATTGGGACGATGTTCGCATAAAAAAGATGGTAGGATTTGCTTTTATTGACCATGCTCCAGATGAAAGAAGAAAAGAGGAGATTAAAAGATTTGCAAATTCTATTCAGGTTATTGCGATTCATGACTCTCAACCAAAAGCTGATAAGCATTTTAGATATAGTGAAATTTACCCTCTATTTAAGTATAGAAGAGATTTTACTAAATATGCCCCACATACGACTTTATTAAGTAATTTTGTGTGTTTGGATGACTTCTAATGGATAGAACGATAGTTTATTACACTGGGCACTTAGAAGACCCAATTTTTGAAGAGAAGATTGTACAAGCTCTTAAAGATGTTGCTGGGGATATTCCTATTATTAGCGTATCACAGAAACCTATGGATTTGGGCACAAATATCTGTGTAGGTGAAGTTGGGCTGTCAGATTTCAATGCTACTAGGCAGTTACAGATAGGAGCTATAGAAGCAAAGACAAAATGGATAATTTGGGCTGAATCAGATTGTCTTTACTCCCCAGACTACTTTCAGTTCACACCAGAGCGTGAGGATGCAAGTTATAGAAGTAATAATGTTTGGATAGTATCTTGGAACTTAAAAGAAGCATATTTTAAATCTTCATCAGAATGTGCACAAATTATGGGAAGGGATTATCTGATAAGTCAGATAGATAAATATTTTGAAGGGTATGGTTATTGGAATGAACAAGATTGGACTTTACGTAAAGCTATAGTAGATAATACTTCTCATCAACATTTTCATACACAACCTATCATCAACTTTAAAACTGGTAGAGGAATGAGAAAAAGAACCAAAGTTCATAAAAGAGTAAAACCTTTGCATTATTTAGATTATTGGGGCAGTATTGAAGAATTGGGGGAGAAGTATGGGGTATTCAGATAGGACGATAGTTTATTACTCAGCTAATAGGGAAAACCCAGAATTTGAGAGGAGAATAACAGAAGCCTTGGTACAGAACTCAAATGGAATACCAATTATCTCAGTTACACAGAAACCTATGGATTTAGGTTTAAATATTTGCGTAGGGGATATAGGACACTGTGATGAGAATATACCGAAGCAGTTGTTTGTTGGTGCAGCAGAAGCAAAGACAAAGTGGATAATATGGTGTGAAGCAGATGTCCTTTATCCGCCTGATTTCTTTGAGTTTACTCCACCTACAACAACTCAGGCTTATAGAACAAACAACCTTTGGGTTATTTCTAAGAATGGAAGTTTAGCTTCTTATAAGGGCACATCAGATTGTGCACAAATCACAGAAAGGGAGTTTCTTCTGAGGAGATTAAGTTTAGTTATAGTTGGCAAAGAGAAAGCAGGTATAGTTCCAATGAGAACTTGGGTTGAATTCACTACACAGCCTACAATTAACATTAAAACTGGAAATGGACTAAGACCAAGAACTAGGACATCAAAAGCAGTAGAACCAGTTGCTGAATTGCCGTATTGGGGCAATATTGTGGAACTAAAGGAAAAATATGGTGTTAACTTATGAGCTCAACACTTTTATACTATTCAGCTAACTTAATACCAGAAACATTTGCTGTTAATATTCGAAATCGAATACAGGAACAAGCAGATAGGTTAGGAATGCCGATTGTAAGTGTTACGCATAAACCTATAGATTTTGGAGAGAATATTTGTGTTGGAGAGCTAAAAGCCTGCCCTTACAACGTCTATAAGCAAATATTGATAGGAACTAGGGTCATAACTACAGATAATATAGTTTGTGTAGAAGATGATACCTTATATACTGATGAACACCTATCTTTTGTTCCTCCTACTGATGATACTTTCTATTATAATAGCACAAGGCTTCTTGTAGAAAGAAGACGCTATGTTAAGAAAGGAAATAGAACCTTGATGTCACAGTGTGTGGTTTCAACTCCATTAATGTTGGAAACTTTAGAGAGAAGGTATGAGAAATACCCACACATGGACTTCCATGCTGTCAAGTGGTTCTGTGAACCTGGAAGGTATGAACTGAAGGCTTTAAAATTGCCACAGCCTCCAAGAGAGTATTTTGAGACAGAGTACTATACCCTTACTTTTAGTCATAGAGCTAACATGGGTGGGGTAAGAAAGGTATTTGAAACAGATGGCAAGTTTGAAGAGATTCCATATTGGGGTAATGCTAGAGAACTGTGGTCAAGGATATACGATGGAAAAGTTGATTAGCATGTGCATAGCAGATAAAGGTAGAACGCATTATTTGAAAGCAGTAATGCCTATGATACTTAAAAGTATCAATGCTAGTCCCCCAGTTGAATTAGTAATCGTTAATTATGACTCACCTGATGATTTAGACGAGTATGTTAAAACTATACCAGAACAACTTGTTCCTGGAAATAAATTGAATTATACGAAGTTAGAAAACAAGCCATACTTTCATATGGCTCATGCTAGAAATATCACTATCAAACAGTCTACTGGAGACTATTTGCTGGTTTCTGGTACTGAATTGTATCCTAAAGAGATGTTTTTGCCTTATGTCAGAGAAGCTATTAATAATGGAGCACTTTACTTGAATTATGGCGATATTGGGGCATTTATGGTAATTGAGAGAAATTTGATACTTGAACTAGGTGGCTATGATGAGAGATTTGAATTCTATGGTCCAGAAGATAAGGATTTCTGTAGTAGAGTTCTGAGAAAGGGGATAAAAAGATATGATTACCCCCAGAGCTTAGTTTATAGTCTAGGACAAACATTTACTGAGAAGTATGAGCATTACAGAGAAAGAAGTATTAATAAAATGAAACAAGAAATGAGAGCTATCTATGAGGAGAACAACGCTAATGGCGTAATAGCAGTCAACGAAGGCATTGAGTGGGGGGCTTTATGAGTGATTTAAGTGTTTTGATACCAGCTAGGAATGAAATGTTTCTAACTAGAACTGTTGAGAATCTTTTAGAGAATATTGAAGGGGACACGGAAGTTATAGCTATTTGTGATGGATATTGGCCTGAACCTGGAATTGCTGATAATCCTAGAGTAAAATTAGTACACTATACTGAACCAGTAGGTCAGAGAGGTGGTACTAATTTAGCAGCTAAGTTGTCAGAATCAAAGTACATAATGAAGTTAGACGCACATTGTGCAGTTGACAAAGGCTTCGATGTTAAGTTAATGAAAGACCTTGAAGGTCATTATGATTGGACTATGGTTCCAAGAATGTATAACTTGCATGGCTTTGATTGGCAGTGTGATAAGTGCGGAAACAGAACTTATCAAGGTCCAACACCTACAAAGTGTGAGAAGTGTGACAATACTACAGATTTTCACAGAGAGATTGTTTGGAAGCCTAGACTTAGTAGAAAATCAGACTTCATGAGGTTTGACAACACTATGCACTTTCAGTACTGGGGTGAATTTGAAAAGAGACCAGAGGGACAGGGTCAGATATGTGACTTATTATGCCATGTTGGTGCTTGCTGGATGATGCACAGAGAAAGGTATTGGGAACTAGGTGGCTGTGACGAAAATCACGGTTCTTGGGGACAAATGGGAGTAGAGATTTCCTGTAAGACTTGGCTTTCTGGCGGAAGACAGGTAGTTAATAAGAATACTTGGTTTTCACACATGTTTAGAACCCAAGGTGGCGATTTTAGCTTTCCATATGAAATGTCAGGAAGGCAGGTTGATGTTGCAAGGAAATATTCAAGGAACTTATGGATGAATGATACTTGGCCTCAAGCTAAGCATAACTTAGAGTGGTTACTGAGGAAGTTCTGGCCTGTTCCTACTTGGACTGAAGAAGATATAAAGAATTTGAAATCACAGAAGACTTCTGTAATAGTGGAAACTGATTTAGAGGATTCAGTACCTTCTGATAATGTGCCAGTTGAGGTTGTTGAGAAGAAAATTGAGACTCCTAAGATTGAGATTGTTGAACCTAAGAAGGTTAAAGAGCCTTTAAAGTTAGATAAGACGATAATTTACTATACCGACAACAGATTGCCTGAAGATTTGATGATGGCTTGTCAAAGACAGTTGGTAGAAGCTGCAAATGGTATCCCTATAATTTCAGTATCTTTAAAACCTATTGATTTAGGTCATAATGTAGTAATTCCTGCTGAGAGGGGTCATCTGACTATGTTTATGCAGATACTTCTAGGATTAGAGATAGCTGAAACTGATGTAGCTTTCTTAGCTGAGCATGATATATTATATCACCCATCTCACTTTGAGTTTACACCAGAAAGAGATGATGTATTCTATTTTAATGAGAACACTTTTAAGGTAGATGCTGAAACTGGTCAAGCTGTGTTCTATTACACAAAACAGACTTCTGGTTGCTGTGCTGCAAGAAAGCTGTTAGTTAATCATTATAGAAAGAGAGTAGCAAGAGTAGCGAAAGAAGGAAGATATGATAGAAATATTGGGTTTGAGCCTGGAGCTCATCAGTTTCCTCGTGGTATTGATGAGTATGGTTCAGAAAGATGGATGTCTGATGTTCCTAATATAGACCTGAGACATGGTTTAAATTTGACTAAGACTAGATGGAGTACGGCTGAATTTAGAAACAAAAACACATGTCTAGGTTGGACTTTAGCTGATGAGGTTCCTGGATGGGGAGTAACTAAAGGAAGAATGGGGGAATTTCTTAAGGAGATATAATATTAAAGGTTTATCTACTGTTTGTCGATAATATAATAACAGTAGCAATGTATCTTAAGTTTTGAATATTAGGAGGAAATAAAATGGCGATAGCTGACGATTTTACAGTATCAGTAACAGGGGATATTCGGCATGCCTCAGGAACTACTCACTATACAGTTCTTGAGTTGCATAGATTTTTACAGGGATTGGCAGATGATGCTGCCCCCGCAACTACTAGCGACTTGGTTGATATTACATCCAGTACACCGTCTGAGAGGTCAACAGATAACATTATCACTCTCATCAATGGGTATAATATAGATGATACGGCTGCTGAGTATCTCTATGCTGGGTCAATCAAACAGGGTTCTGGTGGTACAGAAGTTCTCTACTCAGGATTAAAGGTACTTGGTGCAGTGAATGATACTGATACGCAGATTCAGATTGTTCAGGATAACTCACTTTATGATGCCACTCCATTCTGGGGCACACAAGCAACAGGCGGTTACAATGGTGATGCAACTGCTGGTGTTTTGTTTAGAATTCTTATTAAATCAAAAGATGCTGGTGCTGAAATTGATGGTATGCGAGTTAGGGTACAGGCTAGACATTGGGGAGACACGTATGATTTCTTTAACGTAACCCTTGGTGAAGGAGAGGCTGTTGCTGCTATTGGTACTACTCCTGATGCTCAGAACAACTCTTTGATAGCTACTGTTCAAGGTTGGTCAGGTGGGGATATACCTACCAACACGGTAGGGTATCAGACAATCAATTTGAACAATGGTGCTGGAGCTAAACCATACTACTCAAAATGGACATATAATACTAACACAGCTAAGTTGAAAGCTATATGGGAATATATTAAAGAGCTTACATCCCAAGCGTCTCCTGCTGCTGATTTGTATGGTATGAATGGAGAGCTTTTTCTAGGAATTACTCATCAACTAACGATTACCAGCCCGACTGGAACATTTGTTCAGAATGAAATTGTAACGTTTACGGGTGGTACAGGAGCCTTACTTGCTATCGACAGCACGACAGCAGGCACAAAGATGTGGATTCAGCTTCTCACTGGAGTTGCACCAACGACTGGTTCTATCAGTGGTGCTGGTGGTGGTGGGGCAACAATAGGAACAGTTACAGCTAAAACAGTTCCAAAGATTTTCCTTGGTTCATACACAGGAACATTGATTGGTGCTTTTGGTATAGGAGTTGACTCAGATGACCTTACTGCTTCTGACACGATTCAGGACTTAAATGGTGATACACAGACACCTCCTAACAACGTGGTATTTACAGTATCTGGTTTAATATCTGGTCATGACTATGTTCTTGTTGGTCCTAAAGACACAGGTAATGCTTTTAAATTTGACCAGTTATCTTTAAAGACTTCTCTTACTGGTGCAGGAGTTACGTCAGTTGTGTGTACAACTTCAATTCCTGCTGATACACCTGCTTCTGGTACAATTAGGATTGAACTTGACACTGGAGTTTATAGATTAGTGCCTTATACTTCATGGGCTGGTGACACATTTACAATAGGTTCTACAAGTTTTGTTGACCCTAATGATGCGACATCAGGTAATAATATCATGATTACCTACATTGATAGGATTTGTGATGATACTTCAGAAGCGTTTACAACCATCTATTCTGCTCCTAGGGATTTATATGTACGAGTAAGAGATGGAGGTGCTTCCCCTATTAAGACTTTTGAATCACCAGCAACATTAGGTTCTGCTGGTGGTGGTTCAGTTGCTTCTAGAATTGCTGATGCGTAAAAATTAAAGGGGTGGGTAACACCACCCCTTCTTTTCTAGAAAGGGGGAGCATATGAATGAATGTGGTACTTGCACACTTTGTTGTAGATTGACAGAAGTACCAGAATTATCTAAACCATTAAATCAATGGTGTAAATCTTGTAATCCAAGTCAAGGTTGTAGTATTTATGAATCAAGACCAGAATCTTGTAGAAAATTCAGATGTGTATGGCTACTTAAGGGACTACATGAAAACCTAAGACCAGACCGTTCCAAGGTAATATTTGAAATGTTAAGTAATAAGACATTTCTTGCCGTAGTTCACCCTAACTATTCAGATTCTTGGAAAAAGGGATTAACATTAAAGCTGATAAGAGAAATACTGAATGATGGTATTTCTGTCGTTATTATTACTCCTGGCCAACAGAGTCAATTTTTACTTTCAAAAGATAGAACATCTGAAAATATGAAAGAAGAATTAGATATGGCTTTAAAAGTACATAATGAGATGGTGAATGAATGGCAACAGCATCCTATACAGAAGATTTAACAGATGTTTCTTTAGCTGATACTGCAACAGGATGGGCAGAACCTACAGCTACTGGTTGGACTGGTGGTGCTACTCCTACAGTTGATGCTGACTATCCTTATATTCAAAGTGGTTCTACTACCAACTCTGTGCTACAAGGTGCCACTAAGTCTGGTGTAGCAGGAATATTATACAACTATGGTAGTGGTATAACTATCCCGACAGATGGAGCTCTTCTTGTTTGGCACTTATGTTACTCAGTTACACTTTTGGATAACTACGCAACTGGCGGTATCAGAGTAATGATGGGTAGTTCTTTGGCTAACTTCCTATCATGGGATGTTGGTGGAGTAGATGCAGGACGTAATCCCTATGGTGGTTGGCAGAATCTTGCTATTAATCCTACTGTGACTCCAGATGATACATTAGGCACTGGACTAGGTAATGGCCAGTATGTTGGTGCTGCAATTAGTTTAACAGCAGGTGTCAGTAAAGGCTATCCTAACATTGTAGATGCTATTCGATATGGAAGATGTGAGGCAAGGTTTGCTGGGGGAACTAGTCCTGATTCACCTTGTACCTTTGCAGGATACGCTGCTGCTAATGATGCTACTACTGCAAGATGGGGGCTGATTCAGGCTATTGCTGGTGGATACCTATGGAAAGGGTTGATGACTTTAGGATATGGAGCTGCTGTAGACTTTAGAGATTCTAACCAAGTTATCTTTATTGATGATACTCGCAAAGTAACTGCTGGGTTCAATAAGATTGATATTAAAAATGCTTCCAGTAGAGTAGATTGGACAGGAGTAACTTTCAGTTGTACTTCACCAGCTACTACTGCAAGTAAAGGAAGTTTGGAAGTTGTAGATGATTGTGATGTCAATATTTCTGGATGTACTTTTAATGACATGAACACATTCATATTTAAGGCATCTAGTGATGTATTGGGTTGCGTATTTCGTAGGTGTGGGCAGATAACAGCTAACGATGCTAAATTTACCAGCACTATTTTTGATTCTTCAACAGTAGCAGCCGATACTTCTCAACTTGTTTGGGATGTAAGTACAGACCCATCCACTGATTTAACTGGATGTTCTTTTACAAAGGGCACAAATGCTCATCATGCTATAGAATTTGGCACAACCAGTCCTACTAGCATGACGTTGACAAATATGACCTTTAGTGGGTTCAATGCTTCTAATGCACAGAACGATTCGGCATTACATTTCAAGCGTACTTCAGGGACAGTAACGGTCACTTTAACAGGAACATCTACCCCAAGTTATAAAACTGCTGGAGCAACTATTGTTTTTGTGACCAGTTCCAGAACGATTAAAGTAATAGTTCAAACAGCAGATGGTACAAAGATTCAAAGTGCTAGAGTATTTCTCAAAACTTCTGCTGATGCGACTGGTGGATTTCCGTATGACGATACAGTAACAATAGTCAACTCAAGTAATACAGCAACTGTTACTCATAATGGTCATGGTATGCTTACGAATGATAAGGTTGTAATTAGTGGTGCCAGTCTTACTGCTAATAATGGTGTATTCACTATCACAAAAGTAGATGACAATAGTTACACCTATACAATGGCTAGTTCTCCAGGTAGTAGCCCTACTGGTACTATCAAGTGTTCGTTTGTATTTCTTGAAGGTGAAACAAATAGTAGTGGTGAGTTATCAATGTCGAGAGCTATAGGTGCAGCACAGTCAGTTATAGGTTGGGCTAGAAAATCTTCATCAGCACCTTACTATAAACAAGGACCGTTGTCTGGCAGTATATCAACAACTGCTGATACTACTTTAGCTGCTGTCCTATCATTAGATGCATAAAGGAGAATAAATGTCAATAGAAAGCGATTATAAATCATTACAGAGATTACACGATTCAACAAATCAAGCGGTTATTGATTTACAGAGAAAGAATATGGAGTTGATGGAAGAGAACAAGCTTTTGATACAAAAATTACAGCATTGCCAAGAAGCTCTTGATATTAATAAAGAAATAATGAGAAATGCCTTGACAGAGCAGAACCACATAAAAGATACCTATTCTGAAGAGATTAGTATTTTAAGGGGCAAAATAAAATTATTAGAAGGCTAAGATATGGCTATAACTATAGATTGGGGCAATAGAATAATTTATGTACCAAAAGACTTTATGACTTTGATACAGAGTACCCCCACCGAGATTAGAGAACTAAACATCAATACCTTTAGAATGGCTCTCAAGAATCTTGAAGATGATGAAGAAGGGATGATGTTTCCTGATACTCACAGTCACAATGCTGAAGTTACAGTTGGTGGTGTTACACTGGCTATGGTTATAGAGATTATAAATGATTATACTATCACGTTTGAGGACGGACAATATGCTGTAAATTTAGTTGGTGCTAACAGTAATATTGCTGACCGTGTTAATGTTAATCAGGTATCTGTACGTTCAGCTAATTCTGCTGGTATGACATCTTCACCAGCAATAGAATATTCTTCTTTTAATGGTGGAGTTACTATTGATGTAACTTCCACAAATATAGGTACGGTCTACCCTTCTGGAACACCTCTTCAGCCTGTAAATAATTTGGCAGATGCTAAGTTAATTGCAGCAGCAAGAGGGTTTAGAAAACTATATATTATAGAAGATATAACCTTTCAAAGTGGGGATGATATATCTCATTTTATAGTTGAGGGGGAAAGCACCTTAATTTCTACCATCACTTTGAGCTCTGGTGCGTTATGTGATGATTCTGAGTTTAGAAATTGCAGAATATTGGGGTATCTAGATGGACAAACAAAGATTATAGAATGTACCATTGGGGACATGTCTTGGGTACGTGGTCTTATCTCAGATTCTTTATTAGATGGAGATTTAACTTTATCTGGTACTGAACCTGTTTATCTTATTGACTGTGAAAGTGGTTTTACTGACCCACCTACTGTAGATATGGGCGGTTCTGGACGTTCTTTAATCATAAGAGGACATTCAGGAGATATTACAATTACAAACATGACAGGGGAGAATGATTATGTTGTCGCAGACTTTGAATCAGGAAAACTTACTATCGAAGAAACAGTCACAGACGGAACAATCATCGTCAGAGGAATCGTTGACATCGAAAACCAAGGGGAAGCAACGATTGATATTACGGGTACTGTTACGGCAGGAGCAGTCTCATTCGGGGTCTGGGAAGAAGCAAAGACCACGCATAATACTGTAGGCTCATTTGGTAAGTTAATTCAAGAAGACTTGGATTTTCTTATAGCTGTAATAAAAAATAAAAAGCTTCTTACTAAAGTTGGGTCAACTTGGTATTTAGCTATACGAAACGAGACCGATACTGATAATGCTTTATACAAAGCTCTAAAAGATAAAAATGGAAATGATATTACTGATATACAAGTTGGTATATTAGCTCAGGAGCTTAAATCTAGTGTATAACTTAACTACTGTAGGACAAGGACTAGGGCAAGCCAAATCTTCAGCTATTTTGGCTTGGGGTTTAGGTAGTTGGAATGATATTTGGGAAGATATAACTCATCCCAAAAAGGTTTTTCTAAGGTTCTTATCTAGATTTCCTACAATAGAAGCACTTGGAAGGGCAGCAAAAGTGATATTTACAGCTAAAGTTAAAACAGTAGATGAGTCTCTTGTTGGTATTCCCAAAGTAGTATTTACTCCTAAAGTTAAAACTATAGATGAATCTCTTGTAGGAATTCCTAAAGTGGTATTTACTGCTAAAGTTAAAACAGTAGATGAATCTGTTGTTGGTACTCCTAAAGTGGTATTTACACCAGAATATACAACAGCAACTGACGCTGGAAAAAGTGCTAAAGTTATATTTACTCCAAAATGCGGAGAAATTGATATTACGGAATACCCTTAGGAGGTGGTGACGATTATGCAAACCATTAATGAAAAGACAACATATGTTGTCAATCTTGCTTTTAAAGATGAAAATGAGGCTCCAGTTACTCCAAATTCAGCACAGTACTCTTTGTATAACTATACAGCAAATTTTAACGTAAAAGATTTAACAACAATCACTATAACTGGTTCTAATGTTGATTTAGAAATACCTTATTCAGATAACAGTATTATTAAGTCTACTAATGATTATGAGGTGATGTTACTAACAGTCCAGTATGTTTTTGATACTGATAAACGTGGTACATCTGAGCATAGGTATTTGATTAAAAATCTTAAAAAGATAAGCTAGATATAATCTGCTTATCCACCCCATGATGGAATATATTTCCACATGATTGGAGAAAAACATGAGTGAAGCCATATCACAGTATTTAAAAAGGGTAATTGAAGAAAGAGCAAGAGTATTAGCTAGTGCTCCAGTAAAGAAAGGTGTTGGTCCCTTGGTAGATGATTCCAGACTTTATAGAAGTCTTAGAAGTTATCTAAGTTCTGGGGACAATATGGAAGTAACTGACCCTTATGAGAAATCAGTTTGGGTGTTTGCTTCTATTAATGCTATCGCACAGAATATTTCAAGGGTTCCTTTTTACATCTACGAAGAGAAAACAGAGAACTTGAAGACAGTAGTGCAGGAAGGTAAGTTACCAGACCTATTCATGAACCCGAACCCCTATATGATTGGAAGTACATTAATATTTGCTACAGTCATATTCATGGAGTTATTTGGGGAGTCTATGTGGATTCTTGAAGGTAGAAAGAATATTACAGAGATACCTACAGAGATTTGGTGTGTATCACCACAGAGATTTGAACCAGTAATTGGTGCAGATAAGAAGTTTCATGGGTATTGGGACTATAAAGCAGGTGAGGAAAAGATAAGACTTGCACCACACCAGATTTTACATTTTAAGTATTTTAATCCTTACGATGACATTAGAGGTCTATCAGGTATTGAAGCATCAAGACTTGGTGTTGAACAGGATTATTTTGCTGGCAAGTATAACAAACAGTTCTTCAAGGATGGAGTATCACTTAGTGGTATGATTCAGGCTCCAGACTTCTTAACTGACGAACAGTATAAGAGATTAAAAGACCAATTTGAAGAGAAGCATGCTGGTTACGGTAATGCTCATAAAGTTGGAGTTATAGAAGGCGGTGCAGAGTTTGTAGAAGCTAAAATGATGTCTCAGAGAGATATGGAGTTTAGTGTTTTGAAGAGAGTTATTCGTGGTGAGATTCTTGCTGCTTTTAAGACAAACGAAGTTGTTCTTGGTAACTATGAGAACATTCAGTCATATGAAGGTATTAAGAATGCACATGAGTCCTTCTGGAAAGAAACCTTACTTCCAAAGATGATTTATATTGAAGACTTATTATGGGCACAGTTCTTTTCAAAAATAGATGGTGGAAAGTTCTGGGCTGGTTTTGATACGTCAGCAATAGAAGCTCTTAGAGAAGATTTTGGAAATAAGGTGGAAATGGCGAAAACGTTAAATGAGATTGGTTACCCTATCAATATGATTAACAAAAGACTTGATATGGGTTTCGAGGAAGTACCTTGGGGAAACACTTGGTTTGTTAAAATGGGTATGGTTCCTGTTGAGTTTGCATTACAAGGACCGCCAGAGACAGAAGAGCCGTCAAGTGGTAAGCCAGGAACTGAGCCAGGAAAGCCACCTGATGAGCCAGAAGATGAAGAAGAACCAGCAACTGAACCAAATCCTGATAAAACTATGACGAACAGAGATGATGTTGCATGGGCTAGTTTTATCTCAAGAGAAGTACCAGTGGAGAATTATTTCAAAAGTAAGATAAAGAGATTTCTGTATGAGCAAAGAAAGAGAGTTTTAGCTAATATCTCAGGTTCTAAGGAATTCTTCAATGAGGTAGAAGAGAGAACTGCATTAACTAGCTTGTTACAAAATCTTTATGTTGTGGCATCCCAAACTGGTAAGGAGCTCTTGAAAGAAGAGATTTTAATGGATGAGATAGATTACAAGGAAGTAGATGATTTAGTTTCTGAAAGAATCACATTTAGTTCTACTACAATTATAAATACATTAAAGAACAGTATATCAAAAATCTTACAAGATGTGGAAGGTATTCCAGCTCAGTCAGATAGAATTAGACTATTATATAACAAAACTGATAACACAGTCTCAAGAATAGCTAGAACAGAATCATCTGCTATAATTAATGGCGTTAGGTTTATTCTCATGCAGAAGCAAGGGATAAGGTATCATAAATGGATTTCTAAATCTGAGAATGGAAGACATTCTCAACTACATGGAAAGATTGTAAAAATTGGTGAATCATTCAGTAAGGACTTTACTTTAAGATAC